AAAATGAGCTGGTCAAAATCTAGATTGTTTTCTATCCACATAGCAACATCTGCATTACTTTCTTTTAGACATTCAAGGTCAACTGCCTGACCTTTACAATGTTGTGATTTAGACGAACCACCTATCTTTGCATTTAAATCTGGACTTCTATACCCAGATGTAATAAGTGTTACACCAAACTTTTCTCTTATTGGTTGTACAACATTTGCAAATAATTTTTTTGCATTTTGTAAATGTTCTTCACTTAATGAATTATCTATTCCGTGTCGTGTTGCAGTTTGTGATTTAATATATTCTGCAACAGTAAAGTTTTTACTCAATCTTTCAGACATATTCCTCTCCTAAAAATTTACCTTGTAACTCACACCTATTGCATTATATTGACTATCACCTCTTTTAAATTTACTTCCGATACTTATACTATTATTCTTATCAAGTTTATAAGATATCCCTGCCTTATATGTAATGTCTGATTGTTCGTATATTGAGTCAAAACTATCTCTGAATCTTACACCACCTTTTACACTCCAGACATCATTTAATTTATATTTTAGACCAGGCTCTATGTGCCAGTATTCGTGACTTTTATCTCTGGTTAACTTATATCCAGCACCACCTCGTGTGTACATACTAAGTTTACCATAAACTTTTTTAGAACCTATCAATGCAAATTCCACTCTCTGGTCATTACTTGTAGAACTATCTTTTACTTTTAATCTTGTTTTTATTTCGGCAGAGAATACATCATTTAGTTTCTTACCAACAGTAAGTCCATACTCTGATGCATTACTACCACCATTTAATCCGTCTTGTAAACCATAACCAAGTTTTGCATAATAACCATTTCCGTGATTACAATCTTTTGTGTGTATATGTTCTCTCGTATTACCTTTTGATACAGAAATTGCAATACTAAAACATATGATTAAAAACAATATTGTTGTTACAAAGACTCTAAACAATATTGCAGATATATATTTCTTCATTCTCCAACTCCTATTTTAGTTTTCTCTATGAGATATGAACGAACAAATCCAGAACGAACAATATCCCCTATTGTAAATTCAACCACTTCAAATTCTTTCATATTTTCTAATATTCTCATAAAATTTTGTAGTCCCTCTTTTTCAGATAGTTTAGTCAAGTCTGATTGAAAGAAGTCACCACAAAATATTATTTTACTATCTTGTCCAACTCTAGTAATGATTGTATCAAGTTCGTGGAAATTACAGTTCTGTGATTCATCTACGATAACAATCGCATTATCTAAAGTTATACCTCTAAGATATGATGTTGTTAAAAATGTAATACTACCTTGATTTTTTAGTCTATCGTATAACATCTTAAATGCAGAATCACTCGCCTGTTCAAACATAAACTGAACCATATTATGATATGGTACTTGATATAGTGCAGACTTGTCTTCTTCATCGCCTGGTAAAAAACCTATATCTCTTGTTGGAACAACAGAACGAATAATAATTACATTTTCATATTTTGTTTTTGGGTCTAACACTTGTTCAAGTGCAAGATATAATGATATAAATGTTTTACCAGTTCCAGCTGCACCAAACAAAAATAAGTTTTTATCTTGTTTTCTCCACGCATCAAAAACAACTTTTTGATTATCTGTTATCGGTTTGATTGAAACTAAATCATCTATTTTGACATCTTTTTTACTCATATTTTTCCTCGTAAGTATTACCTAAATTATCGGTATATAATATATTTTTTATTTCACCACCATATATTGTAAAGTAATGATTTTGTGAAATACCAATAGTTCCGTCATATTCAAACATACCATTTTTTGTTTTGATAACAACATTGTCAATATAATCTGCTGGTATTTCTGTTCTGGTTAATTGATTAAATTGTAATCCAGAATAGTTTGGGTGATTAAATTGTATTTTCTTTTTTTCAAAGTGTAATTTATCATCAATAATATCTATCTTATCTTTTGGTACATTACTATCAACTAATGGTGTTGCAGAACAACCACCAGCCGCCTTAATAAATTTTCTATTGACAAATAAATTACCCTCTTTATCCTCTGCAACAACTGTCAAATGTGTGTATGCATTTACTCTTATGTTAGTTTCAATATATGGTAATATATCTTTAAATTTAAATGTTGCACAACAAGGTGTTGGGTTCTCATCAATTATTAAAGTAAATTTAACTATATTTTTAGACTTTGTTGTGATAACAATAGGAACATTACCACCATCTATTGCACGATATGGTGATTCAATAATTATATTATTATCTTGTGTAATTTCTTGTGTACCATATAAATCATTTTTTAAATAGTTAATCCAACTATCTGACATAACTGTTTTAGGAAACAACAAAAATCCTAACACTATGTATTTTAATATTAATAAACTAAGTACGATTTTTATGTTTGTCATAGGCTCTTTTCGCTTTTAACTTTCTTATGGTTTTCTTACCATATCTTTCTGCTAAAGGACTATTTGGGTGTTTATCTGCGATTTTATGAAATACCTCTTTCATACCACTATCACCCATTTCACTACGACTTAATCCACTTACAATATTCATACCAGTAAATGTTGTTTGTATATGTGGATTATTTTTTAGATATAACAACTTGTCCTCATACGACATTATCTCGTCATGTATTTCACCAGTTTCTTTATTTTTAAATTCGTATCTAGGCATCTTTACCTTCGTTAAAACCATATTCTTCTGTAAGTTCTGCTTTTAAATCATTCGCTCTTTCTTGAATATAATTTTTTGCAGTATGAACATAACCCATATCTTCTGGGCCGTTATCTTCAATAAATTTATCTGCGATTCTTACTTCCTCAAGTAACCATAATAATTTGTCAAGTTTAGTCGGTCTTTGCATTTTTAAGTTCCCATATTTCTTCGTTAAGTTCTTTAACTCTTATTTGCATTTCATTTAATTGTTTTTGTAATTGATATATTTCAAACTTATAAAGTTCTTCTTTATTTAGATAGTTTTTATTTAATTCTTTTCTAGTTTGTTCAATATCATTTGTTTCTAAGTATTTTAAATCACTATTAATTATGTGTTCATTAATCATATCCCAATATCCTTTTTTTGAAACCATGATGGTACACTCCTATTTTTCCAAGTCGCAAATCTAGTCTTTTCTTTTATATAGTAGTTCTTGTAGGCTGCGATTGGTTGATTAGGAATTTTGCAATAATCAGGCATACACTGAGGCATTTCTGTTATTGTCCTATCTGGATTGATGTTTCTTGGAATAATATTTAAATATGGTAATCTATCTTCTACTGAATGTCTTTTACCATATCTAAATGTGTATTCTTTTAGTAAATTCATAAGTAAATGTAATAACCAAGAATAGTTACCTCTGGTTTCTCTACACCAAATTGCAGAGGGGTGTTTGGTATGACACGCTAACATAAGATTTTTGTCCATAAAATCTACTGGGTGTTTCCACCTTTTTACATTTCTACCAGTTTTAGATTTACCTATAAATTCTTTACCATCTAATAATCTATGTGCAGTTGATAATAGTTGTGCATACTCAACACACATTTTCACTGCGTGTTTATCACAATGTTCCAAAGATGCAATCTTTGGGTCTTCATTAATATAAAATATATTCATAACTACCTTTCTCTATAAAAAATATGACTTCCTATTTTAACAGTTCTTTCTTTATATTTTGCCCATTTAGGGTTGACATATGTAGCGTGGTAATATGTTGCACCATCTGTTATGTCAATGATAACATCTTCTTTTTCGAATAGTTCTTTTGCAAGTGTATAAAGTTGATGATAAGTTTTTGTATCTTTTATCTCATCAGATAGTCCATCACAATACCAACTAAACTGACACATATTTTTTATTGGTCTTTTCAAACCTTTTTCTTTCAACCACCATTGTGAAAGTTTTGCTTCTTCGATAACTCCACAGATAGTGTTTGGATATTTTTCACTTAATACTCTATTAAATACAACTGCACTTACAGCGATTGCACCAGCTGTACCTTCACTTCTTGCCTCAAAATACATATTTCTTGCAAGACAATGAATCTCTGTTTCGTTAACTTTTTGTTGATAGTCTATTACTTTTTTGTATTCTTGTTTTTTTTCAAGAAATGCAATTTGTCTTGAACTTTCTCTTGATTCATCTAATGTAACAAATGTAAAACCAAAAAAAATAATAGATGCAATAATTTTGTACATAGTACCTCTCTCTGAATGTTGAGGTTGGGGAGTGGTCTGGTAATCCAACTTACTCCCCTTACCTCTTTGCGTTTTAAAAGTCTTGTTCATCTTTATGCATTTTATACACACCAAGACTCATAAACACAATCCCAGCAAAGGCGCAGATGGAAAGAGTTGTGAGAGAGGCATCACCATCAACAGCACCAGCCGCCAGAATACTGAATATAAAACCAATCAAAAAATAAAACATAATATACCTCATAATATAAATTAATAATTATTATAATAACATATTTAAAATATTTGTCAACCCCTTAGAGATTTTTTATAATCTTTATGAGTTGTATTCAAAAAATTGTCATCCCAATTAAATGCCTCTTGTACAACTTGTTTTGATAATCCTTTGTACCTTTGATGTAATTTTTTATCTTTTGCAGAAACTAATACTTCTGCTTCACCTTCTTGTAAACCCTCTAACATTTGTATAAACATTGTTTCACATTTAACTTGTGGTAATTTATCATTACCACCTTTTATAAAGTGATATAATTTATTTGCCTCTTGTTCTAATCTAGTATGTTCAGTACCTTCTGGTGCATCATTTTTTATAAATGGAACATCTCCGTCTGGTATTCTCCATACTATTTTAGGGTCAAAAGATGATTTTAAAACCATCTTTAGTGCTTCAGATTTATACTTTCTTAACACTTCAATTTTTTTATTTTTTACTTTTGCATTATTAACCATAGTTAATACTTCGTGTATTAAAGGTCTTACAACATCATATGCCATTAAAAATCTCCTAGTTTTTCAGTTAGTTCTCTCAATCTGTGTTTCATAAAATAAGGTAAAATTTTACTTCTACTTGTTTCACTTTCTTGTTTCCAACTATAATATATAGTATCTCTAATATATAATGGAATCAAATCTAAGTCTATCAACTTACAGTTTCTTTGATAGTTTCTTTTTATTTCTTCATTCCAATCATCGATAGGCCAAGTACCTACTTGTTTCCACGAATCTATTTTATTTTTACCTAAAGGTTTCTGTCTTAATCCCTCTACAAAAGTATTATCTGGTGATAATATATTTGGTATTCCATCGCCTCTATCTCCCTTAAAAATATGTTCTATTTTATATGTGTTAGGGTCAATACCATTTATAAATTTTTTTAGTGTAGGTGAATATTGTTGTACATTTTCGTGAGTTTGTAGTTGAATAAAATCTTTATCTCCAGACATTATTAAAATCTTTTCAAAAAGATTAGGTGTTTTAGAAACGAGATTGACTATTGTTGCAATAATATCATCAGCCTCTGCACCATCTACTTGTAATACTTTATATGGGAAAGTTTCTTTTAATTCATCTCTTATTAGATTAAGAGTTTCAAATAGTTCGTTCCAATTTAGATTAGATTCTGTTCTATCTTTCTTTCTATTTGACTTGTAGTATGGGAATAAATCTCTTCTCCAATAATGTTTGTCATCATAACAAAGTATCAGTTCACCAAACTCATTGAAGAATTTTGTTCTATATGAACGAATAGAGTTTAAAACTAAGTGTCTAACTAAGTCTACACTCAAAGGTTCATTTTTCATCTGTATCATCAAGTTACTAATCGTAACTTGGTTCATATCAACTAATATCATAAATTATTTTTTTGTTTTTTCCAAAAATTCTGGAATCAATTCCATATTAAACATAGTATTTGTTTTACCATTTTTTGTTGATGTAATCATAAACTTATCCATTAATGGTTGCATATCGTGTTTAATATCTAAATCTCTATAAATCGCAGACTTGATACCTTCAATTATAAATGCTAAATCTTTTACAAAATCTTTATCTGTAACTTTTATTCCGTTATCACCTAAAGCGTGAACTAATTGTACGATTAAAGATTCTGTAAGTTGGTCTGCAAAACTCATATCCTCTGCAAGTTTATAATAATCAAGATTAGGTGTTTTTATTTTTCTTGAATTTTTAAACTTCTTAGCTGGGAATTTAAGTATATTACTCATATCTTTATTTATAACCAATGATTAATCAACCCTACGATTGTTATTATAAATCCAACTACATTTAATAATATAATTGAACCATCTTTCCAAATATATCCAACGATAACCCATATACCACTACCGATTAACATAAAATATAGGTTAAGTGGAAATATATTAAAAGATGTAAAACATAATCCTATCAACAATAGGATAGAACCAAACCATTTTAAACCTCTAACTTTTCTAATTTCTCTCTTCTCTTTATACATCTTCTTGTACTCGCAGCTACTTCTTTTCTTTTTCTTTCATTTCTTGTTTCAAAGAACTCTCTTCTTCTCATTTCGTTAAAGAAGTTTTCTTTTTGTAGTTTCTTTTTAAGTTTTCTTATCGCTTTATCAACATTACCATTAACAACTGCAACAGCAGTACCAGGCAATCTTGGTTCAGACTTTTTCTTTTTAAAGTTATTATTGAATTTTCTAAATCCCATTATATACCTCTTCCATAGATTGATTAGTAACTTCTGCTTCATATTGGTCAATACCAGTAAGAAATGCATTTATATCTGTTATTGATAGTTTTTTTATATCCGAAACATCTGCACAAGTCATTACATAATCTTGAATGTGTTTTGGAATATCTTCGTGTGTATTATAAAAATAAATCATATTCACCTATATTGTTAAGTTTTGTATCGTCTAATTTCACTTCTTATCATATCTGAATAATGTCTTAACCAAGCTTTTGATTGTTCATTAAGATTATAAGATGAATCATCTTTGCATTTGTTTTCCATAAACTTTGCAATATCTTCCAGATTCTCAAGTGCAAGTTGTCTGTTAGTTTTGATTGG